GATTGGCCTCCAGAATCTGGTCAGAATCCCCAGAATCGTAAGCCTCCTTGTACTTCCGTTTAGCCATCTCAAGCTCTAGATTGGCTGCATTTTGGAGGGTAGTAGCGTATTCCTTCGTGCCAGTCTCAATGTACTGTTTGAACCGCTTGTTCTCCTCCATCAGCTTCTGGGCTAGATTTAGCGCCTCTTGCTGCTCTCTGGCGGCTTGCTCTTTGGCCCTGCGCTCGTCGTGATAGACCTTGCGCATCTGCTTGAGTTTCTGCTTTACGGCGTCGTCGTAGTTATCTAGCTCGTCCTGCTCTAGCTCCTCCAACAACGGCTTGGGCAAAGGATCACGGCCCCGGTCTTCTGGCGGCGTATCGTCCTCAATCTCAATCTCAAACTCCTCAGACGCCTCTGAAGCCTTACCTTCTGCCTCTTTCTCGTCTGGAAACTTGAACTCTTCTGTCATTATTTCAGGCATCTTGTCCTCCTGTTATTTGCGTTTAATGCCACGGGGATCATCCACAACAGCTTCGACTGAGTCGTCATTAATCAGCCTGAACTCACGACCGTGAATCAAAAGCCGTGAACCGGCGTTGGGCCTGACTAATATAAAGTCGCCTTTTTTGCACCACGGGCCACTTGGAAACCGGGAGGTGTCCTTATAGCAATCCGGACCTAGGTCGACGACAAAAAGCACAGTGGTAAGGATTTCTTCGTGCTGGATGGTTGCGTCCGCCTTCAGAATCCCACTGTCGAACTCCTTCTCCACTTCAGGAATAGCACACAGAATGTGGTATCCCGAGGGCCTTGGGAGCTGCTTTGCCTTTTCTTCTGCTGTTGCTTCTAAGTTAATTGCGCCTATTACTGCTGGATTATCGGGATTTGTGCCGATAAGGATTTCACTCATCAGAGTTCTCCAATCGTTGTTTCAGGTCTAGTGTGTACCCCCTCGCAATGAGCAGACCCTTTATCTCACCGCAAGTTTTCTTGTAGTCCTCAAAGTTTTCAGACCGCCCTTCTGACAGGAAGTCTTTGAGCTGCGTTACTTTCTCGTCGATTTGTTGAACGATTACGTCAAACGCGTCCATTTATTCCCCTTTTTTAGGTTTGCCACCCTGAATCTCTTTTTGATGAGACTGCGAGGACAGCTGCTTGGCAATGTCTGCCCCAATTCTCATTACTTCTTTCTCACGTCCATCCCGCATCTCGGCTGCGGTCCGGATGGCCTCCATCTGTTTCTCAGCTGCCAGCTTCTGTCTCTCCATCTCCATCTGGGAGATGATGCGTCCGGCCTCGATCTGCTGTTGTTTTGCCTTCAACTGAGCATCTGTCTGGTCCTTCATCATCTTGCGTTGCTGCTCAGCCTGCTTGATTGCCAGCTCTTGTTGCTGCATCTGGATGATCGGATCTTGGGCTGCTTGCTGGGCTTTCTGTTGTGCCACCTCTGCCTGGTTCTGCTGGAGTAGCTGTTGTGCAGCTTGGGCCAACATCGGAGCCAGACGGGCTTCCACCTCAGGATTCATATTGATTTCTTCGCCAGACTCGTCCTTGCTAGGCGGCAAGTTAAAGCCAAGCTGAAGCTCGATCTGCTTCCTGTACTCCATGCCCAAGTGCTCGTTGATGTGGTTCATCATGGCAGCTTGCATCTGCTGAGCCATGGGGTTGCCCTGCAACAACTGGAGGATCTTGGGGTCCTGCATAGCGCTCATGTGGACTGTGATATGAGCCTTGTGGTCTTGGTACTCAAACGCTTTGACCGGCTTGCCCATCAGAATGCTCTGGTTCTCAGTCACCGGATCTTCCGGCTTCTGGTCCTCAGGCATCGGCACAAGCTTGTTGGCGTCCTTAATATTGAGGACCTCTAACATCTGACGATGTAGAAGCGGTAAGTTATAGAGCTGTGGACTCGTCTGTGCCAGCTGCAAGACCGCCTGATACTGCACGATTTTCTGTGCCATCGTAGAGGCGTTGGGGTCCGACACCGGGATAACGTCAACGTCGTCATAGTCTTCTTTTTTAGCCCTGCGGTGCCCCTCAACCGGCTCGTACGAGTACTCGTCTGGGGTATACGCGGCAATAATCTCTTTGAGCAGCCCCAACTCCTGTTTCATGGAGTAGTGGACCCGAGCCTGAACAGCACTCATGGTCTTTAAGGTGCGCTCCAGAATAGCCAGGGTGGTGCCCACCGGGGCCTGGGCTGACATATCAGAAATCTGAAGATCCGCCGTATTGGCGAACCTACGGCCTTCATCAATGATTGTTTGGAACAACTGAAACAGAGTCTGGCTTGGCTCCTTGTACGGAAGAGCCATCAGGTTGTCCTTAATAGACCCCGACGGGACGTCTACGTCCCTAAACTCGCCCGGAGCGATGGGGGTGTCGTCACCCTTGACCCGCAGACCCCTAGCCTTAAAGCCACCGGGCAGGTTTGCCAGCGTGCCAGCGTCCACCAACTGACGGATGATCGAGGTACCCGACTTGGCAAACGCCCCCACCAAGTGGATCAGACCGAAGTAATAGAACCCAAACCCCGGCACGTAGCCATAGTGGACGAAGTGCTGACGCTTCTTATATGTGTCGTCGTCTGGGTCCCAGTTGCGACGGATCGCCAGTACTGTGTTTGACCCCTTCTCTATTGTCACGACGTATGGGAGCGCAATCCCAGTCACCTCACCCTTGTCGTCCCTGTGCTCATGCCCCACCAAGTCAAGCTCGACGTGCATCTCAAGGATCTTATAGCGGGTGTCTGTTGATGCCTTAAACCCAAGCTTCTCGGCAATCTTCTTCTCAACCTCGTCCAGCACGTTGTCTGGGGGTCCAAGGTCCACATCCCGGTAAAAGCCCGCCACTTGCAGGCGACGCAGCTCGTTCTCGGTCTTACGCATCACGTGGGTTACACGCTCGGCAGACTCTAAATCTGAGGCCCCGTAAGGCACTACAACATCTTCTGCCGGTACATACAGGGAGACTTGGCGCTCAATGCTGGGGTCGTAATAGACCTTTTTGAAGGCGTTGCCTGAGAGGCCCAAGCCCCACAGCATCCGCTCATGCTCAGGCCGGTACTCCTTCATCACGTCCATCAGCTGATAGTTCATGTCCTCCTGAACACGCTGGGCAGCATCTTTTTTCTCAGGAGTTTCCCTACCAATAATTTGTGTTCTGACAGGCCCACTGGAGGGGAATGTCGCCATCATTGTTTCTGCTTGGAACTTGACCAGCGCCTCTGAGAGCAGGGGGTGGTACACCCCACAAGCACCCTCCCAAGGCTCAGCCCGCTCCTCAATCTTCAGACCCAGCAGCTCTAAGCCATCTACATAGGTCTGTATCCAGTCTTTTCTAGAGGCGATGTCCTCGTCATAGTCGCCCACCAGCTCAGTGGCGATGCCGATGAGTTCTTCATCAGAGATGTACTCAGCAAGGTTGGCGTTGAAATCTTCAGCCGTTTCTTTGCGTGGCTCTATCTCAATCTCCATCTCTCCAGCTCTGATGGTGACTTCCTCTGGGTCTTCGATCTCAATCTCAATATCTGGCTCACCCATCATTTTTTCCATCATCTCGGGTGACATGCCCAGAGGGGCTTGGGAGAGCGATTTTTCAATAGCCATTTCGGTTCCTTAATAGTAAGCGGCTTGTTTGCGCTTAAAGTACTGTGGCTCATCTGGCTCATCAGACGGCAGACGAATAAAGCCACCTTGTCTAAATCTTAATAGAGCTTGAGTAGTAGAGTCTACCAAGTCATCGTTAGATCCGCTTGGAAAGTCGTTGCATTCCTCAATTACGTCCTTGGCCCATCTTTTGTCTGGTGCCCATACCACCCCAGAGGCAAATAGATCTGAGACTGCATTGACCCTTGAAATCTTGTCTTGGCCCTTGCCGGGAGTGAATTCAGACACAGGAACACCCATCCTGCGAAGCTCTTGATAGAGGGCTGCACCATTTGATTTTTTCTCCACAATAAACGCATCAGGCTCCCACTCACGATATTCTTCGAATACCATTTGTTTTAAGTCTGGAAACTCCATCCGCTTCTTGATTGAGTTCAACAAGATAATATTGTAGTTATTAACTTCTTCGTTGAAGAATACCCCCCAAGTGGTCAGAGCATTATAGTCAGCACGATTGTTTGCTTCTTGAGCCGCGTCAAGCGACATAATGATAAATTCACACTGGGGTGGGTCATCTCCCTCCCAAATCTGCCACCATTCTCTTTTTATTAATGCACCTTCTTCAGCAGTTGGATTCTGCATATACTGGGCTTGCCAGTATCTTGGGTCCATTCCAACCCGTTTTGCTTCCAACTCCTCAACAGGCCAGAAGTCAGGCCACAAAGCCTTTCCCGAGGGAAGAATCGCAGGAAACTCAACGATTTCCCACTGATCTGCGTCCTCATTCTGGGTCATGTGGTTGATTATCTGACCAGTCAAATCTAGTTTTGACCAACGCGTCATCACAATAACGATGGCACCACCCGGCATCAAACGCTGAATCGGACCAGACTGAAACCATTCCCAAGCAGGTAAAAATACATCTGCTCGTCCCTGTTTAGCCTCTTGTTCCGAGTGTGGGTCGTCAATAATAAATAGATCTGCACCTCGTCCAGCCAGCGCACCACCCACACCAATCGCAAAATACTCGCCGTTGAAGTTTGTACCCCACCGAGACGCCGATTTTGAGTCTTGTTGCAGCTCAATCTGAGGGAAAATGTCCCGGTACCCCTCCAAATTGACCAAATTTCGCACCCTACGACCGAAGTTCACAGCCAAATCTGCCGTGTGGGAGGCCATGATGACCTTCTTATGAGGGTATTTACCTAGAAACCACGCTGGCGCGAGGTAAGAAATCAGCTCTGACTTGCCGTGACGGGGGGCAATGTTGACGATGACCCGTTTTTTCTTGCCGTTGGCGATGTCTTCAAAGATTCTTGCCAGTCTTTTGTGGTGTGGGCCAACTTTGTAGCCAGGATAGACATGTTCTGCGAAGGCAAGCAGGTCGTTTTGACCCACTTTCTGGGTCATTTGCTTGTCCCAAATCTCCAAATCAGCCAAAGTCTCCCGCTTCTCGTCAGGAGACATGTGTGGCAGTAGCGCTCTAAGCTTCTGAATCTTCTCTGGAGTCAGCATCCACGGCCTCAACGTCAATCACTTCGTCAGATTTA